AAGCATCAGAACGTCGCAACCATCGCTGCCTACTAAGGAGGGCTTGAACTATGGCATTACCAATGCGCAGTACAGACTTTAGGTCTGTAGTCGAGCCAATCCTCAATGAAACATTTGATGGCATTTATAGCACCCGCAAGGATGAATATGCCCAAGTGTTCAAAGAGCAGCGTGGCATTCCCCGCAACTATCATGAAGAGCCAGTCTTGTACGGCTTTGGCGCTGCCCCAGAACTTCCTGACGGCACTGCTGTAACGTACCAGAGCGGTGGCGTTCTGTTCCTTGCCCGATACACCTACCGTGTATATGGCTTGGCATTTGCGCTCACCAAGGTTCTCGTCGAGGACGGTGATCATATCTCGATTGGCCGCACCTACGCCGAGCATCTTGCTCGCTCTCTCATCGAGACGAAGGAAACCCTTGGAGCTAACATCCTCAACCGTGCGTTTACGGCTGGTTATGTTGGCGGCGACGGCGTGACGCTTGTTAACACGGCTCACCCTATTGCCAACGGTCAGACCTTCTCTAACCAGCTTTCCACGTCGGCTGCACTCTCGCAGACCTCGTTGGAGCAGATTCTCATTCAGATTCGTCAGGCTGTTGACAACAACGGCAAGAAGATTCGTCTTGAGCCTAAGAAGCTGGTTGTGTCTCCTTCAAACTTCTTCCAGTCGGAAGTCCTCTTGAAGTCGGCACTCCGCACGGGGACCAACAACAACGACATTAACCCGTTGACCACAACGGGCGTATTGTCGGGTGGTCAGGCCAACCTGTCGCGTCTTACCTCAAACACCGCATGGTGGGTTGAGACTGACGCTCCAGAAGGCTTGAAGCTCCTTATGCGTCGTCCGCTTGAAAAGAGCATGGAAGGCGACTTTGAGACTGACTCAATGCGCTACAAGGCCACGGAGCGTTACATCTTTGGATGGACCGATCCACGCGGTGTCTACGGCACAACTGGGCTTTAGTTGACATTTCTCTGGGATTAGTCCATAAGGGTGAGAACCCGGAGGATGATATGCCAGAGAAGTGCTACGTTCATAACTGCGTCGCACAGGCCGTTTCACATGGCCTGTGCGATACTCATAGAAAACGTCTTTCCCGTCATGGGACAATTGAAAATAGTCGTCCTAATGATTGGGGCCAGCGGGAAAAGCACCCGCTATATAAATCTTGGTGTGGATTAATCCGTACTCATAAATTTAATATGCCAGAAGAGTGGCAGGACTTTTGGAAATTTGTAAAAGAAATTCCAGAGCGACCATCAGAACATGCTAAAATTTATAGACCTGATAAATCAAAACCGTGGGGGCTAGATAACTTTTTTTGGAAAGAAACCATTATGCCTGAGGAGGCTCGTAAAAATAGAGCTTCCTATATGAGAATTTGGCAAAAAAATAGACGCTCAAAAAACACTTATTACAGCAAAAATTCTGATCTTAAAAAGAGTTATGGAGTTAATCTTGATTGGTTTAACCATCAATTTGACCTTCAAAAAAGTGTTTGTTTGATCTGCAAACATCCAGAAACAACTATGATTAAAGGAAAAACAATATCGCTTTCAGTGGATCATTGTCATAATACAGGAAAAGTAAGAGGGTTATTATGCAAGCCATGTAACCAAGGAATAGGGCTTCTTAGGCACAATCCTACCCTTCTCCAATCTGCCATTGATTACCTGAGGAAGCATGATAGTGGGGCTAGTAATCAATCTTAAAATCGTGCATTATATTCAAATCTGAAACGGTCAGGCTTTTCAAGGAGAAGACCAATGGGACAACAAAGTGATGATCTCTGGATGGGTACTGCTACAGGCCCACAGACAAGTAGCTGGGCAAGCTCCGGCAACCCCGGCGTAATCGGTCAGGGCGTAGGCCCACTAGGCCGCACATACGTTTTTGATATTGTGCCAGCTGCACTTGCTGCTACAGCAGTTTGCGCTGCACAGGCTGTCGCCGCTGCTGGAAATGCCACAATCAATGGCACATTGGCCACAAACGGCGTAGCAACATTTGACTATGCTCGCGCTTTCTCAATTGTTACCTCAAATGCTGCAAACACAACGGAAACCGTTACAATTACTGGTACTGACTATTATGGCCAGACCCAGACGCAGACATTGACGTGCAATGGTACAACAACCGTAACCAGCACTAAAACTTTTAAAACCATTACTCAGGTTGCTGTTTCAGCTGCTTTGACTGGCAACTTGTCAGTTGGTTCAGCTGACGTGTTTGGATTGCCATATGCTGTTACGGACGCTGGTTATCTGCTCCGCACAGGGTGGAACAATGCCGTTGCCGATAATGCTGGTACTTTTGTTGCTGCTGTTTCAACAACCCCATCAGCAACAACTGGCGATGTACGCGGTACATTCCTTCCAGCAAGCACCGCAGCAAACGGCGCTCGCCGCCTTGTGATTGCTATTGGAATGACAGCTATTCAGGCTGGTCCAACAGCTACAAAGGCTGGCGCTATTGGTGTCACTCCTGCTTAATTAAGATGGGGGAGCATAGTCTCCCCCTTCATTTACATGGAGAGAGCTAATGGCTGATGCAGTAACTACACAGACGCTCCTTGATGGGGATCGTCTTGTCATTCAAAAGTTTACCAACATTTCTGATGGCACGGGTGAAACCGCTGTCAACAAGGTGATTGTTGCCAACCTTGCCAAAAACCAGTTTGGGGCGGCTTGCACAGGCGTAAAGATTAACCGCATTTGGTCTGCCGCACATGGCATGGAGGTGCGCGTTCTTTGGGATGCAACCACCGATATTTTGGCATGGGCAGTAACATCAAACGGTCCATATCTCATGGACTTTTCGTCGTTTGGCGGAATTTCTAATAACTCTGGCACTGGCAAAACAGGGAATATTGCGTTTTCAACGCATGACCAAACGGCTGGAGACATGTACACCATTGTCCTTGAGTGTATTAAAACTTACGGATAATTAGCATGGCAAAGACCCCAGCGTGGCAACGAGCTGAAGGCAAAAACCCCAAGGGCGGGTTGAATGCCAAAGGCCGTGCGTCTGCTAAGGCCCAAGGCATGAATTTGAAACCTCCGGCCCCTAGTCCTAAGACCAAAAAGGATGAGGGCCGGAAGGCATCGTTCTGTGCTAGGATGACAGGTATGAAGAAGAAACTAACATCTTCCAAAACTGCCAACGACCCAAATAGTCGTATCAATAAGTCCCTTAGAGCTTGGAGTTGCTGACATGGCTAAACCATTTTGGGAAACCAAAAACCCAAAGAAGGAAAGCAAGAAGCTGACTCCTTCTCAAAAGACTTCCGCTAAAGCCAGAGCTAAAAAAGCTGGTCGTCCATATCCAAACCTAGTTGATAACGCAGCTGCTGCGAGGAGAGTAAAATGAACGGTTTTAAACCAAACGCCAAAATGTCCAGCACTTGCCATTATTCTCATGGCGGCGCAGTTATGAAGAAGGCCAAGGGCGGTGCTGTTGCAAAAAAAGCCACTGGTGGCGCAATGAGGCAAGCATATCAAACCCAAGTCCGTCGCAATCCACGCGACAATGGCGTTGCTCTTGGACCAGATGACCGCCCTCTTGGAATGCCAAAACCTAAAGTTGGCGGCGTGATGGGTAGTCCTGTAAAGCCTAAAGGCGGTATGATGGGTAATGGCCCATTTGGTCCACGAAACCCAAACGGCCCTCGTAAGCCTATGCCGGGTATGTCGGTAGCAGGTCCAGTATTAAGCTCAATGTTTAAAGGCCCAATGGCTCGCAAAAAAGGCGGCATGGCAAAGGGCATGAAGTAATGAAAACCGCGAGGATGGCTGGAAAAGGCAAAGGCGTTCAAGACCAAGCCGTTGCCGATATTCAAATGGCCAAGTCAAAGGCCGTTGCAAAGTTTGCAAAGTCCAAGCCATCCACGCCGTTTAAAAATGGCGGCAAGGTTAAAAAAGTTATGCACGAATGGAAATCCGGTGAACTTCATTCTGGCAGCAAAAAAGGCCCAGTGGTAAAGAGTCAGAAGCAGGCAATTGCTATTGCTTTATCTGAAGCTCGCAAGGTTAAAAAATGACAACCAGCGGAACGGTTTCTCAAACGGTATTCAACACTAACAACATTTTGGACCAAGCGTTCAGGCGTTGTAAGGTTGCACCTGAAATCGTAACATCTGAAATGCAGCAGACGGCTTTAGACAGCCTCTATCTGCTCATTTCATCGCTGTGCAATCGTGGTATCCAGCTATGGACGGTTGAGAAAACCATCATGCCATTCTACCTTGGCAATGGTTATATCACCCTTCCGGCTGGAACTATTGACCTTTTGAACTCCAACTACCGCACAATTAACCAGTACACGGGTATCATTACAGCAAGTGAGGGTATTCCTGACTACGCTGATGATAGTGATCTGGCGACGGCGTGTACCCAGACAACCGCTAATGGATGGATTTTGCAGGACTTAACAACCCAGCAGAACATCTCCACTATCGGCTTCAATATGTACTCAGCCGGAACCTATGACATGAAGGTGGAATACTCCATCGACTTGATTCATTGGTATGACGCCCTTGTCCCCGGATCGGTTACATATGCTGCCGGAGAGTGGCAGTGGTATGACCTTAATCCTTCCATCAATGGTCAGTATTGGAGATTAGCAGCCCTTAATGGGACTATTCTCGACGTTGCCGAGTTTGTAACAGCAGGTAACCCGACTGAAATTCCGTTGGCTCGTCTTAACCAAGATGACTACACCAACCTGCCTAACAAATCATTCCAAGGTAGGCCGTTGCAATTCTGGCTGGATAGGCAGCTTAATGCCCCAGTTATGCGTCTGTGGCCGACGCCAAACCAAGCTGCCCAGTTTGCGCAGATGGTTACATGGCGGCAACGGCACATCATGGACGTAGGCAGCCTGACACAGACCATCGAGCTTCCACAGCGTTGGGTAGATGCAATTGCATGGGAACTGGCCCACAGGCTTTGCTATGAGCTTAATGAAGTAGATATTGCAATGGCTGATCGTCTTGCTCCACGGGCAAGTGAAGCTATGAGCTTTGCATTCATGGAAGAGAGAGACGATTCTCCATTTATGATTTCACCAAATATTTCAATGTATACGAGGTGATTCATGCCAATATTCCTTGATACGAGGGGGCGCTCAACTCTTGGAATTGGCGTTTGTGACCGCTGCAATAGAAAGATGTCTATTGAGGATTTGTATTCAGACCCTAATTCTCCGGGGTTGCGCGTCTGCCTGATAGACCGTGACGAGTACGACCCATACCGTTTGCCTGCTCGCCAGCCTGAACGGATTTCATTGCCGTTTGTCCGGCCTGATGTTCCAATCAATACACAGCCGCTTGGCATCGTGACTGAAAACGATAATCAGTTTATTGTTACTAGTAATAATGATGAGTTCCTCATTCCGATTGAAAAGATAAAATGACCGTCCCATCAAATCTGGTTCCGGTAACAATATCCAATCTACCCATTGCGACAACGCCGCAAGGGACAGACCTGACTATTATTGTCCAAGACGGCTATACCAAACGCACCAATATTGCAGCTTTTGTAGGAGCAGTTTCTGTCCCTTCAACGCGGATAATAGCATCTGGGACAGGGTTAGCTGGTGGTGGCGATCTTTCAGCAGACCGTACTATTTATATAGCTAATACGGGTGTTACGTCTGGAACTTTTGGGTCATCAACTCAAGTTCCAGTCCTAACGATTAATGCTCAAGGACAGATAACAAACGTATCTACATCGAGCTTCTCGGTAGCTTTTAACGATATTACTGGGAAACCAACTACCCTTGCTGGGTATGGCATCACCGACGCCCAACCTTATAGTGTCAATCTTCAAGCGTTCTCAGACCTTGCAAGCACGGGTCTGGTAGTCAGAGATGGAATTGGCTCAGTAATTAGCCGCTCTCTCATTGCAGGTACTGGCATTACTGTTAGCGATGGCGATGGTATTTCTGGTGATCCTACTGTCACGCTTACCAACACGGCGGTTTCTCCCGGAACCTATGGAAGCTCGTCCTCAATTCCTGTGTTTATTGTTAATCAGCAAGGCCAGATAACATCAGCTGGAGACAGCGTAACCATTGAGGTTGATTGGACTGGTGTTCAAAATACGCCAACCACTCTCTCTGGGTATGGCATTACAGATGCGGTTCCTAACACCCGTACTGTTGCAGGACAGTATTCTATTGAAGGCGGCGGTGCTTTATCTTCCAACATTTTGCTAAACCTTGTTGGAGACTCACCAGCCCCCGGCAACGGCAAATACTATGGGACGGATAACGTAGGTGGCAAAGGCTGGTACACGCTAACAGGCGGCGGTTCTGTCTCATCTGTCGGCCTGACAATGCCAGCGATCTTTTCCGTTTCCGGAAGCCCAATTACAACAAGTGGAACATTGGGCGTTACATACGTTACCCAATCAGCCAATACGATATTTGCAGGCCCAACAAGCGGTGGCGTATCTGCCCCTGCTTTCAGGTCTTTGGTAACAGCTGATTTCCCTGCAAGTGGTGCAGCTGCGGCAACTTACGGGTCTGCAACACAATCAGCCGTTGTGGCTGTGGACACAACAGGGCGTATTACATCTGCATCCAATACAACAATTACCCCTGCATTTAGCTCTATCACTGGTACTCCTACCACTCTTGCCGGGTATGGAATTACTGATGCAGCTTTGTCGGCAACCACAATCAGTGCCGGGACAGGCCTGACAGGTGGCGGTTCATTGGCTGCAAACCGGACAATTAGCATCGCCACAACTGGTGTTTCCGCTGCAACATATGGTAGCTCACTATCTGTCCCAGTCATTGCGGTTAATGCTCAAGGACAAATTACATCTGCAAGTAGCTCGACAATCAATGCTGTAACGCTAACAACTGGAACAATCAGCACTGCCCCAGCTAACGCAACCGACATAGCCAACAAAGAATACGTTGATGCAGTAGCCGCTGGCTTAAATTTCCATGAAGCCTGCGACTACGCTACAACCGCAAATCTTGGGACCGTGCTATATAACAATGGCACAAGTGGCGTAGGTGCAACGCTAACCAATGCGGGAACGCAGGCCATTCTGGTCATTGATGGCCATACATTTACTGGAACAGATGTTACAAATGCTGTCCGTATTTTAGTCAAAGACGAATCAAATACAGCCTATAACGGCGTTTATGTTCTAACCAATCAGGGTTCTATATCAACTAATTGGTCTATGATCCGCGCTACTGATTACGATACTACCGGAACTGGCGTAGGACAAATTGATGCTGGCGATTTTTTTCTTGTCATTTCTGGCTCAGTCAACACCAATACGTCATGGGTGCAGCAGACGCCTCTTCCAATAGTTATTGGAACAACGGGGATTACGTTTACCCAGTTTGCAGCTCCGGTTCTTTATGCAGCAGGAACTGGACTTAATCTTTCTGGCAATACGTTTAACATCTCTAACACAACGGTTTCAGCGGCTGCATATGGTTCATCAACGGCAATCCCGACATTTACAGTCAATGCTCAGGGCCAGTTAACAGCGGCATCCACAGCAGTCGTCGTTGCCCCTGCTGATACGCTCACTGGCACAATTCTTAACTCGTCGGTAGTAACATCGTCATTAACCAGTGTTGGAACAATTGCTACTGGTACTTGGAACGGTTCAGTTGTAGCTGGCCAATATGGTGGGACAGGCGTAGCAAACACCGGGAAAACTATTACGATTGGTGGGGATTTTACTACTTCTGGTGCGTTTACAACAACATTAACAGCGACTGGGAACACATCTGTTACCCTTCCTACATCTGGGACACTGGTTAATACAGCGGTAACAACTCTTTCCAGCTTATCGTCTATCGGGACGGTAACAGCAGGAACATGGAATGCTACAGCTATTGGCCCGGTATACGGCGGCACAGGGCTGACCTCATACACAACTGGCGATATTCTGTATGCGTCAGGGGCTAATACCCTTGCAAAACTACCAGTTGGGACAAACGGCGCTCCCTTGACTCTTGTAGCAGGCATCCCGTCATGGGCTGGGACAATAGGTGTTGCATTTGGTGGAACGGGGGCAACTACGATAGCAGCTGCTCAAACTAACTTGCAGGTCGATCCAGCTGGAACGGCAGTAGCAATGGCAATCGCTTTAGGGTAATATCCGCAAAACAAGGAACCATTGACATGGCCAATACCTTTACTTCCTATGTAGCAAAGAACGTAGGCACTTCTGCCTCCACGTTGGTAACTGTTGCTTCTGCCA